CATCGCCCTGGTCGCGGTCGCCGCACCAGTGACGCTGCGCCCCCTCGGGCCATCCGTAGAGGATCGGCTCGTACTGACGCTGGTAGTCGGCACGGCCCAGCGTGAAGGTGTTCTTGGCCCAGATGATGAACGTAGACCACTTGCCGCCGGCCGCACGGAAGGCTGCCTGCAGCACATCCAGTTCGCTGGAGGACATCGCCACGTAGATGCCACCCCGGCAATGCGAGACGGTCGGGGTCAGGGCCGCCAGCAGGAAGTCGTAGAAACCGTCGCCCAGGTTGTCGTTAAGGATCGCGCGGTCCTTGCCGCGCATCTTGTCCTTGGCGCTATTGGCGTAGTTCACGTTGTACGGCGGGTCGGTAAAGACCATGTCCACCAGCTCGCCCTTGAGCAGCCGGTCGTAGCTCTCGGTCACAGTCGAGTCGCCACATAGCAGGCGGTGGCCGCCGAGCAGCCAGACGTCACCCGGGCGCGAAACCGGAGTCTCGCTGACCTCGGGGACCGCATCATCATCAGTCTGTCCCTCGCCATCGGGCTCATCGCCCGCCATCAACTCGGCCAGCGCATCGGCATCAAAGCCGGTGAGCGACAGGTCGAAGTCCTCGTCCTGCAATGAGGCGATCTCGATGCGCAGCATCGCGTCGTCCCAGCCGGCGTTCTCGGCGATGCGGTTGTCCGCGATCACCAGGGCTCGGCGCTGGGTCGGGGTCAAATGGTCGAGCACGACCACCGGAACCATCTCCAGCCCCAGCTTCTGGGCAGCAGCGAGACGACCGTGGCCAGCGACGATCACGCCGTCGGATCCGGCCAGTATCGGGTTGGTGAAGCCGAACTCTGCGATCGACGCCGCGATCTGCGCCACCTGCTCATCCGAGTGGGTACGGGCATTGCGGGCGTAGGGGAGCAGCTTGACGGTCGGCCACTGCTCGATCTTGTCGGCAAACCAGGATGCACTCATTGCTCGGCCTCCTTGCTGGCCAGACGTTCCTTGGCCACAGCCTCGAAGGACTGGCCTGACGGGATGCCTTGGCTCTGCAGCAGCGTGACGGGGACGTCGGAATAGTTCTGCAGGAACCGCTTGATGGCGACGTCGACGTACTCCGGCGCGATCTCGACCGTGCGGCAGATGCGGCCGGTGCGCTGCGCCGCCAGCATCGTCGTGCCGCTGCCACCGAAGGGCTCGAACACGATGTCGCCCGCGTCCGTGTAGGCCTCGATCACGAACTCCGGCAGCGCTACAGGAAACACAGCAGGGTGGTCGATGTCCTGACCGATCTTGCCTTTGTGGCGCATGACACGGATCACCGAGTCGGGGATCCGGGTGTCCTGCGTCGGCTGGCCGGCAGCGGTCCAGCCATTGACCTGGCCGTCCTTGCCGCGCATGGCGGTGGACGATCCGTCCGCGCGCAGATGCGACTCCTGGCCCGCGTGCTTACAGGGCACGATCTTGTTCGGCTTGCGACTGGCACGGTTGAAGTGAAAGACGAACTCGAAGCTCGGCGCGAACCGACCCGCCCAGTCGCCCGGCATGCCCGGCCCCTGATCCCAGACGTACCAGGCAAAGCGCCGCCAGCCTTGAGTGCGCATCCAGCCCAGCCAGCCGTCCCAGTACGGGATCACCTCGTTGTCGCGGTGGATCAGGCCGAGGTTGACCAGCACCTGGCCGTCATCGGCCATAGGCAGGTGGGCGAAGACGCCGCGCATCAGACCGTCCCAATCGGCGATGCCGCCAGAGGTGTAGTCGCGCTGGTTGCCGTAGGGCGGCGAGGTGAAGCACAGCAGCGCTGTCACGCCCTGCATCAGGGTGGCGACCACGTCGCGGTCGGTCGCATCGCCACAGATCAAGCGGTGCGGGCCGATGGCCCAGACATCGCCGGGACGGGAAACCGGCACAACGGGTGCATCGGGGACCTCGTCGGCAGCATCCGCTTCATCCTCTGCTGATTCCTCGCTATCGCTTTCACCTTCGGCCTGCTCATCGGCCAGCAAGGCCTCAATCTCGGACTCGTCGAAGCCGGTCAGTGCCAGGTCGTAGCCGGCCTCGGACAGTTCGGTCAGTTCCAGCGCCAGCAGTTCATCATTCCAGCCGGCGTCCAGCGCCAGACGGTTGTCAGTGATCACGTAGGCACGCTTTTGTGCCGGCGACAGATGGGCCAGTTCGATCACCGGGACTTCGGCCAGTCCGAGCTTGCGCGCAGCGGCAAGCCGACCGTGGCCCGCGATGATGCCGTTGTCGCCATCCACCAGCACCGGGTTGGTCCAGCCGTACTCAACGATGCTGGCGGCGATCTTGGCGACTTGATCGTCGCTGTGCGTGCGTGGATTGCGGGCGTAGGGAATCAGCGCCTCGACCTGGCGGTATTCGACGTTGAGCATGTGGGTTCAGTCAAAAAATGCGGCCCGGACAGGAATACCCCGTCACGGGCCGCGAAGCGCCAAAGCACACCAAGGGAGAAACAAAAAACCCGCCGACAGCAGACCGTGGGCGGGTGGGAGATGGGGGAGTGGCGGGATTGGCGGAAAGGGCTGGCTGCAAACTGCAAACCGATGCAAACCAGGGTTTGCACCCAGACGCTAGGGAAATGCCGCGCTCGCGCCCCCCGCATTGCTTTTTGGCGAGGAAGGACCCCTTTTGCCTGGGCCCTCCCTCTCGGTCACGCATCTTTCGCGACCATAGCTGTCAATGTACGCTGGATCAGCCTGATTTGTTGCAGGGGCAAAACTCGCTCATCACTGCTGATGCACGATGACTGCCGCCCATGCACGCCGAAACACGCTATTTCCCTACGGACTGCAACCGCCACCGTTGAGCTTATCGGCGACCAGTTGCAACGCGCGCTGCCAGCGCCTCCAGGCCGTCGTGCGGTCGCAGGCAAAGCGGATCGTGATGTCGCGCCAGCCATAGCGCTTGGCCCGCATCCAGACCAGATGCCGCTGCTCGACCTCGAGCCACCGCACCCAGCGCATCACCTCCAGCATCCGATCGATGTCCTCGGGGCTCGGCGGAAACGGACGGTAGGCCTTCTCGTCTGCTGCCAGCGCCTCCCACTCCTGTCGGATGAAGACGGGCCAGACTGTGTAGTAGCCCTGCACACGCACCGGAGGTAGTCGCCGTCCGGTGCTGGCCGCCTCCTCGAAGCGAGCCGCCACGTCATCGATGGTCCAAGTTCCGCGATGCTCAGTCATGGTGCCCTCCTCCGTAGAGCCGGTCACCAAGACGCCGCACGAACTGCTTCTCGATCCAGTCCAGGCGCTCGTCGTTCTCCGAGACGACCAGGATGTGCTCGGTCTGCCAGCCCTTCCGCTTGACGGCATCCAGGTCCGGCGTCGTCGGCTGCAGACGCCCCAAGGGGCAACGGTACTGGTAGCTGGGAACTTTCATGTCACACCTCCTGTGTCTCGATGGCCCAGTACAGGATCGCCAGGGCATCCGCTTCGTTGTCGTCAGTGGGGGCATGGCCACGGCGGCAGGCGGCGGCGACCATGTCGTCCTTGCCTGCGTTGCCTTTGCCCGTGGCGTGCTTCTTGATCGTCCCGACCGGCACACCCTGGTACGGGATGTTGTGGTGCTCGCACCAGGCCGTCAGGTGCGCCAGGAAGCCGCCGTAGGCATGGGCGGCATCGACGCCGGCGTGGCGGCGGACTTCCTCGAAGTACACCGCGTGGATGGTCGCTGCGGCATAGACATCGCTCAGCCAGCGCTTGAAGCGCAGGAATCGCATGCCGCCGCCTTCGAAGCGTTGAGGTTTGAAGGACTGGCTGCCGCTGGTGATGCTGCCGTCACGGCTGGCCAGTGCCCAGCCGGTTTGGGTGCCCAAGTCGAGCGCCAGGATGTTGCTGTTCATGTTCTTGGTCCTTTTTCGGTCTGGACTGACAGATCGGACGAATCACATCGATACCCTCCATGAGGTGCGCGTCACGCGCACGTGTAGAGAGTTACGTCAAAGCCCGTCAAATCTGTCAGTCCGCGGTTTCTGCAGGGTGCTCAGTTGTCGAGGTAGGGGACGTAGCCAACAGCGGGCGGGTTCTTGAGGCCCACTCCACGAAAGCCTCGCAGCCCTGCGCTGTTGCGCCACTTTTCGATGCCACGTGTCAGAAGCAGATCCGCGAACCGCTTCTGCGAGCCGATGAACTCGCCCGAAGACTCGGCCCACTGCTTCCAGTCGGCGAACAGTTCGGCGGTCAGCGACTTGGCGTTAGGGTCACTCACACAGCGCTCATCGAGCCAGCGGCCCAGAGCGTCCTCGCCCTCGAAATACTCCTCGGTCGCATCCACCACTTGCTGCGGCGGATCGAGCCGGCCCAGCCGCTGCCAGTCGAGGCAGCCCTGTACGGCCCAGGCCAGGATGCCGTCGCGCTCGGCCAGCAATTTCTGCTGCAGGTGCTTGTCGCGCCGCTCGGGCGGGACGGTGATCGTGAACGGGATCAGGTGCAGACGCCTCTTCATCGCCTCGTCGATGTTGCGGATCGCCGGCTTGTGGTTGCCCGCCACGAACAGCTTGAACTGTGGGAAGAACTCGAAGAAGTCCTGCCGCATGAAGCGCGCCGAGATCTTGTCGCCCCCTGTGAGGTTCTTGACCTTGGACTCAGCCCAGCGCCTGCCCTGCTCCGTTTCGATTGCCGCCACGAAGCGCGCGCCGCGCAGTCCCGCCATGTCGGTCGGATGCCGATCGGTGCGCGTCTCCATGAACGTGTCCATCGGCGCGTTGGTCGCGTAGTCGCCCAGGATGGTGGCCAGCGTGTTGACGAACACCGACTTGCCGTTGGCGCCCGTGCCGTAGAGGAAGAACAAGGCATGCTCCCTGGTTGAACCGGTCAAGGCGTAGCCCGCCATGCGCTGCAGATAGGCCTGCAACTCCTGGTCGCCGCCAGTGACCTCGTTGAGGAACTGCCGCCAGGTAGGGCAGTCACCCGCAGGGGTGGCCGTGGTGATCTTGGTCATCCGATCGGCCCGGTCATGCGGACGCTGGCGCCCCGTCTTGAGGTCGACCACGCCACCGGGCGTGTTGAGCAGCCACGGGTCGGCATCCCATTCGTCGGTCGTGGCGGCATGCCGGCGATCGGCACGCGCCAGCCGCTCGACGCCGCCCACGGTGCTCGACGCCGCCAGCTTGGCTGCGATCTTGGGGTTGTCGGCCTTCATGGCCGCCTGACGGCAGACATGCCGGATCAAGTCGGTAGCGGCCAGCGTGTCCTCGGCGCGCCAGCGGTGACCGTCCCAGACCAGCCAACGGCCCCAGGTCGCGACATAGCGCCAGTCCCGGTGGTAGCGCCGCGTGAAGGCCAGCGCCAGCGCATCCTCGGTGCCCCAGACCGAATCCTCAATGCCGTTGCCAGCTTTCGCCGGATCGAGCTCGGGGTCGTCCGAGATGAGGTGCATCTGCAGCCGTGGGCCGTGGGCGATGAAGCCCGCGACGTCGAAGCCCTCGCTCCTGGCGTCGGCCGCATCCCAGCCCTCGGGAGCATCCTCGGGCGGGTACAGGATGTGGCAGGACTTGGCGCCAGCCGTCAGCAAGGCCTGGGAAGCACGATCCGCGTATTCCCAACCCGGCTTGTCCTTGTCGGGCCAGATCAGCACGGCCTTGCCAGCCAGCGGCGACCAGTCGGTCTTATCGATCGGCGCGTTGGCGCCGTGCATCGCGGTCGTCGCGCACAGTCCGAGCTCGATCAGCGCCTGCGCGCATTTCTCGCCTTCGACCAGGATGACCGTGCTGGCGGCTGCCATCCCTGGCTGGTTGAACAGCGGGCGCGGCTCGGGCGGCGCCATCTTGCGCCGCTTGGCGTCCCAAGGCCGGAACTCCTTCCGGCCCCCGGGCGGGTCGTAGCGGTAGACGACGGCGATCAGGTTGCCACTGGCATCCAGATAGTCCCACTTGGCCGTCGCCGGCCCGAGTTCATCGATAGGTACCTCCTTCTTTCGAGTCTGGCGTACCGGAATGGAACGAGTGCGACCGAGCAGATCGACCGCCGTGTCGAGCACACGCGGGAAGTCGCCGTGCACATCGATGCCGTAATGGCCGCCGATCAGCGCGTAGATGTCACCGCCAGTGTTGTCGGCACGATCGGTCCAAAGCCCGGCCTTCTCACCGTCGAGCACGACCTCCAGGCTATCGCCGGGGCTGCCGAGGATGTCGCCGATGTAGAACTTGCCGCGTCGCTTCTTGCCAGCCGGAAACAGGGTGAACAGCACCGACTCGAGGCGGGCGAGCAGTTCGGCGCGAACCTCCTCCCGTTCGGTGTCGCGGCTGTGATCGGCGGGTGGCGGGGTGTCATTGAAGTCGATCATTCGCCCTCCTCGCCAACTGTCGTGGTCAAGGTCTGTTGGGACTCCATCCACGCCATCAACTCGCCCAGCTTGAAACGCAGGAGCTTGCCCACCCGGTAATGCGGGACCTTAAGGCGATCGCGTTCCTTGGGATGGGTGAGCAGGTACATCTGCAAGTTCAGGCAATGCGCTGCCTCACGAGCGTCGATGAGACGCTCGCGCAGGACTTCGTTCACTGATGTGTTCATCATGTCGCAGCCCTCCAGCACCGGTCTTGCCACGTGCACATCCGGCATTCGAAATGAGTCGATTCAGAAAACGACCTCGGCAGCAACTCGCCGGCCTGGGTCGCAGTGATGACCTTGACGGCACGATCCGACATGCGCTGCGCCAGCGCAGGATCAAAGGGCACGAGCTCGGTATAGATCTCCATCGAGTCGGCATTGATCGCGGTGAAGACAGCTGGGTGCTCATGCAACTCGAGATAGGCCTGGTAGACCGCCACCTGGGCGGCATAGACTGGCTTGGACACCGCCAAGCCGTTCTTCTCCAGATCGCGCCAGGACTTCGCGCCCAGGCACTTGTTCTCCCAGAGCGCGGGATAGCCGAAGCCCTCAGGTCCGCCGACGATGACACCGTCGACATGGCCTTTCAGGCAGCCATCGACTGCTGAGAAGCCAAACTGCTCGCCGTCGGCCTTACGGGTGCGCAGGTCGAAACCTGCGTCCCGCAGCCAAGCAACCATGCAGTCCTCCATGACGTGGCCACGCTCGAAGATGCGCAGCATCCGCCCGGGCAGACCACGCCCGGAGTCAATGGGCGCCTTGGCGTACTCGTACTGCAAGGCACGCTCGCAGGCCACACCCAGGCGCGAAGCCCCGAGGTACTGGCGCTCGGTCTCGCAGGCCCGTGCCTGCTGCATGCCGGCATCGACCAAGGCGGTGATCTGGCCCGAGATGCTCGATGAGGAGTTGAAGTCGATCATGACTGCCTCCCCTTCGGTTCTTCCCAGGGCAGGTCGTCCTCCATGTCGGCAAACGGACTGATCAGTGGGTCGGGCGTCGGCTTCATGCCACGCACCGGTGGGTACTTGCTGGCCTCGTGGTGCTCGACCATCGCGTCCGTGTAGCAGGTCACGATGGCGTCGATCACTTGCAGTGCCTCGGCCTCGGAGTAGTCGCCCAGCGGTTTGGCAAAGCCGATCGTGCCGGCCACCTCGCCGAAGGCCTTCAGGCATTGGCGCATCGCGGCCAGTTCAACATCAGATGGATCGATCATCTTGACCTCCTGGATGTCCATGCGGCCTTCCCTGACCCGCAGCCAATTGCCGTACAGCGCATGAAACGCGTCCTGGCAGCGTTGCGAGCAGAAAGCCCAGTCGATGGGATAGCGCCGGGGGTTGCCCACACCATGACGGATGTCGGTGTGGCCGAAGCCCCGGGCCTGACGTTTGCAGACCCAGCATTTCATCCCCCTTCCTTATTGAGCCCAGGCCGGTTTGCCAGACACGCTCGGACGTGCAGTCGACGTCGAGGCCGCAGTGGACGTGCTCGCCCGCGGTGCCGCCGGTGCGGATGGGGCTGCCGGTGCAAGACCGAGAGCCAGGGCGTACTCAGGCTCGCCCGGCTCCACGGCCATCTTGACTACGTTGCGCAGTTCCCCGCGTCCGTCTTTTTCGACATCAATGCGGGCCACGAACTCCAGACCATCGAGTTCATGCAAGCCCTGGATGCGGCGCGCAGCGGTGGCCTGCGGGCTGTTGTCCTTGGGCTGGACATTGCGGGCGCTGTTGAGCGCAGCACGGACGAAGGTGCGCCCCATATTGCCCCAGGCAGGACCTTTGGGGCTGTGCAGGCCCACGTTCGACCACATCTTGCGGCGGGCGAACTCACCTTCCAGAATGACGAACTCGCATGCCAGGTAGATCGAGCCGGTCTCGAAACTCTGCGTGGCATAACCACCGGTCCAGCCCTGCGCCGGATCGTCAAAGCCGCCCGGTTTGAGCGTCATGCGGACCTTGGCGACAGTGCCCTTCGGGATGAGTTCGAAACTCTGCTGCTGTTCGGCGTCGTTGAAATCGTTCCATGCGGTCATGACTTACTCCTGAGAATTGGGGATACGGGTGGCGGCGGCGCACTTGTCGATCAGTGCGCGCAGGTCGGGCGGCTCAAGCAAGTCGAGCTGGCCGGATCGGTCTTTGGCGGGCAGGCCATAGACGTTGACGGTCTGGGTGACGAAGGCGCGGTAGGTGCTGCCGTCCTCGGCCTTGATTTCGGCCAGCGTGACGACCTCATCGACGATGCCCGGCAGCTCAGCGGCGGTCTTGGCGCCCTCGATCTGCGGCACGAACACCTTGCGGTTGAAGTCATCGACGCGCTCGTCGAGGATGGCCACGAACACGACATGCTTGCCGCGGGCGTGCTGCAGGTGCGTGAGCGCCGTCAGCATCTCGGTACCGAGCAGACCGTAGGCGCCGCGCGTATCGGGCTTGCCGGTGCGCTCGGATACCGCCTGCGGCTGGGCCTTGGCCCAGATCAGCGCCAGCCGCGCCAGCACGGTGATGCTGTCGACGAAATAGGTGTCGTACTTGGTCAGCTGGGACGGATCGCCATAACGCTCGCAGACATGCTGGTAGTGCGCTTCGGAGAACGGGGCCTCCGGCGGCAGCGCCGGGTTCGAGCCGGCCAGGAACACCACGAGGTCGCGAAACTCCGGCCAGGTAGTCGGACGCACGCAGTCGCCACGCCAGTCCTTGACCGCCAGGTCACCGGCTTCGAGGTCGACGAACAAGGTCGAGGCCTCAGGGAGGGTCTTGAGTTGGCTGGTCTTGCCGATGCCGCTTTTGCCCAGCAGCACCAGCTTGACACCCTTCTTCTCGCGCAGCCGCTGGTCAGCGGTGATGATCGGGAGGGCCATCACGCCACCTCCTTCAACTGCTCGGCGACGGCCGGATTCCAGAGAATCTGGTAGCCGCTGTGGCCGTTGCGCGAGTACGGCATGGCCTCGGCCCAGGCTTCACCGGCCTCGGTCAGTTCCCACTCGTCACGATCGTTGCGGAACTGGAATCCGCTGGATGCCAGCAACAAGTTCGTGGCCTTGGCCGAGCGGTTGAGCAACTTGCCGAGCTGGGTGGCATTGAGCGTGCAGATCGGCTCGTTGGCTGCCGGCAGTGCCCGGCGCAGCGTTTCGACGGCCAGGCCCGTGTTCTCGTGGATGCAGGTCAGCGTCGCGGCCATCGCGATGCCGGCCTTGACGCCCGGCACCTTGGCCACGGCGTCCCCGATCAGCAGGATGGCCGAGACGCAGTCCTGGGTCGGCGCAGGCAGCGCCGCTGGCGTGCGGGATATGGAGTAGGAGCCCGTCTTGCGGATGGCAGGTAGGACCTCGTGCGTGACCCAGCGCTTGAAGCGCTTGGCCTCGGGCTTGCGGCTGCCGAGCACCAGACCGTAGAGACCAGGCTCGTTGACAATGGTCATTTCCTGATCGCCTCCAAGGGTGTGAATTGAACTCACACCCTTTTCGTCGGCGTCGAGTCGCTCGAGTGCCTTGCGATCCAGCGTCAGCGTGCTGAGCACATCGGCTGCGACGAACCACGGCTCGCCCTGAGCATCGGTGACGACACGGACCTGCTGGCCCTCGAAATCGAACGGAATCAGTTCAGTGCTCATGGTTCAGTCCTCGGAATCGATGGCCAGGTCGTAGGACGCCTTGCCGGGTTTGACGGTGCGGGCGGGCTCGAACTGCTCACGCAGAGCGGTCGGCCAGTTGTTGAAGCGGGACTCAGGAACGCTGAGTTCGATGTCCAGGTAGTCCTCGACTCGTTCGCCGGAAGCGGCGATGCGCTGGGCGATGGCGGCGAGCTGCTTCTGGTCCCAGCTCACGCGTTTCGGGGTGTCGACAGTGATGCGGACCAGACCGTCGTTGAAGCGCACGGTGCCGAAGTCCTTGCCGGCCTCAGCACGGACGGCACGCTCCTGCTCGCTGTAGCGGCGCTGCAGGGCGGCGTGGACTTTTGCCTGCGCCTTCTTGACCCAATCGACCAACTGCGCAAGATTGAGGTGAGCCTCGTAGAGTTGGCTCGCGGGCAACGCTGCCAGCTGAGCATCCGACATCGCGGACAATTGCTCGGGAAAGATGGTGATTTCGCTCATGGCCTTCTCCGATCAGCGAGCCGCGCGTTCGGACGTCGAGTCGTGCAGAGCACTGGCTTCGAAGTCGATGACAGTCTCCAGCGGGTAGCTGACCCGCTTGGACAACTTCAGGTACTTCGGTCCGCGACCCTCGCTACGCCAGCGCTGAAGAGTCTTGGGGCTGATGCCCCAGCGCTGTGCCAGTTCGTTCTCATTGAGCACCCGACGATCGCCGGGTGAAAAGCTGTTGATTGCCTCGCGGGGAGACAGGGGATTCAGGGTTGCCGGTGTCGGCATGGAAACCTCCATTGACGTTGTTGAGGAACAGGTGTCATTGGAGAATTCGGGTGGCGAACATAGGAGGGACGCATTGGCGAACCACGCGGAAACTCCTGGTTCGCTAATAGCCCCCTGAACGCAAGAACGGCGAGCACTGGGCTCGCCGTCCTGGTGGGGCTGATCCGGTCAGCAGGTCAAATCGAGAATCCGAGCGTCTGGCGCTGCTCCTGCCAATCCCGAGGCATCTGGTCATGCCGACCACGCAGCGTCTGCAAATTGAGATGCCGGGGTTGCTGGCCGTCGAGGATGGCTTCGATGATGTCCGGCGCCAGCGTGGTCATCCGCAACACCTCGGCGACCCAGCCCTGTTCGAGCTTCATCGCCGCAGCCAGATCCCGGATGGTGGCGAACTTCCCCTGATCGAGCAGCTTCTGCCAGTAGAAGGCCTTGCCCAGCGTCCGGATCATGGGGATATCCTCCCCGCCCGCCCCGAGAACAGAACGCTCTCCCGGCGGCGGGGTCATGACCTTGCGGTTCTGCTTGCGCCGGATGGTCAGGGGCACCATCGTCACGCGCTGCTGGCCGGTGATGTAGCTGCGGGCCTCCTCACCGATCTCGATGCGGACGTTGCGCTGTTTGGGGTTGTCCGGATGCATGACTGGGGTGGTGTTCGATTTCACGCGTGGACCTCCGCTGCGGCGCCCCTGATTTCTTCCACCAGCGGGTGGCTGCCGATGTCTGCACCCAGCCCCAACCATCCGTCCTCGCGCCAGAGGATGTCCAGGCCGTGCTCGTGGATCTGGACCCGTTCGATCAGCAGCTGTGTGATCCGCTGCTGCTCTTTGGGGAACAACTGATCCCACACCGCGCCGATGCGCTGCATGGCCACGACCACCTGCGCTTCCTCGAGTTGAGCGCCCCTGGGGTACCTCTGGCACGAACGCCACGTCGCCAGCATCAACTCCGGCGCACGCAGCGCCTGCTGGATCTGTTCCAGGACCGCCGTTTCGATCTCGGCGGCGGGCAGCGAACCGATGTCAGTGGCGCCAGGTGCGAGTGTCGCTCCCGCGTTGCGTCGCTTGTGCAGGTAGGGCACGTAGTAGCGATACAGGCGCCCGTTCTTCTTGCGCGTGTAACTGTGGATCATCAGTTGACCATCGGGCGCATGGAGCAGTCCCGCAAGCAGCGCCGGATGCTGCGTGACGCCTTCGCGTGGGCCTTGCTTGCGGCGTTCGACAAAGGCATGCGCGAGATTCCAGAGATCCTGGTTGATGATGGCTTCGTGCTGGCCGGGAAAACTGGTGCCCTTGTGCTGGATCTCGCCCAGGTAGATCCGGTTGCGCAGCAACTTGAAAAGGTACTGCTGGTCGATCGGCCTGCCCTCCCGGAACTGCCCTCCCTGCGTCTGCCAGGCCTTCGTGGTCCGCCCCTCGATCGCCAACTCGCGCACGATCTCGGCCGCCGACCCATGCTCGGCGTAGCGCCGGAAGATGTAGCGCACCAGGTCCGCCTCCGGCTCGTTGATCACCAACTTGCGATCGACGACGTCGCACCCGAGAGGCGGCATGCCGCCCATCCACATGCCTTTGGCCTTGCTGGCCGCAATCTTGTCGCGGATGCGCTCGCCCGTGACCTCGCGCTCGAACTGGGCGAAGGACAGCAGGATGTTGAGCGTCAGCCGCCCCATCGAGGTCGTCGTGTTGAACTGCTGCGTGACCGAGACGAAACTGACCCCGTTGCGGTCGAACACGTCCACGAGCTTGGCGAAGTCCGGGAGGCTGCGCGTCAGGCGGTCGATCTTGTAGACGACCACGATGTCGATGCGGCCGTCCTCGATGTCTGCCATCAAGCGCTTGAGCGCCGGGCGATCGAGATTGCCGCCGGAGTAGCCGCCGTCGTCGTAGCCGTCATGCACTGCGGTCCAACCCTCGCTTCGTTGACTCAACACGAAGGCCAGGCCAGCATCCCGCTGGGCCTCGAGGCTGTTGTACTCCTGGTCCAGCCCCTCGTCGGTGGACTTGCGGGTGTAGATCGCGCAGCGTTTCCGGGGTGCAAGCGTCGGCTGCGCCGGCGTGGTGCGATGGGACTTCATGCGACCTCCTTCTTCTTGGTCTTGAGTCCGAAGAACAAGGGGCCGGACCATGGGCAGCCTGTGATCACCTTGGCCACCGCCGTGAGGCTCGTGAAGCGCTGCCCGCGATACTCGAAGTCGCGCATGCCGCGCACCAATACCTGATGCTCGACGTCGTCATAGACGCGCGTGAGGATCGTGCCCGGCAGCAGGCGATCGGCTTCGCGGCGCAGACGGGGTGGCAGGATGCCGGTCTCGCCGATCTCCTCCAGCTTGCGGCGCACGGATCCCTTGAGTCCGCCAAAGGCGCGCTCCTGGATCTTGTAGGCCAGCCGGGTTTCAAGCCAGGTGCGGTGATGGTGATTCGGGCGCTCGTCGAAATGCTCGTCCCACAGCGCCCAGAGGCTGTCCATGGGGAGGTGGGGAAGTTGGGCGACCCGGGCCGCCACGCTGGCGGCGTCGGCCTGTGGTGCGTGTGTTTTCATGCGCGAACTCCTTTTTGCTGATCGGGGTTCGCATTCACGCGCTGGTGGGCAGAAAAGCCAAGGCCAACCTCGTCTTTTGTGTCCGAGGTGGTCAAATGATTGAACGCTGAATCCTTATCGCGCAGGCGCAGGAGCGCCACGGCGAGCAGGTCAGCGATTTCTTGGTGGGGGTGGCGCGGCCGGTCGGCGTTCGCGCAGAAGATGGGTTCGTCGTTGTGCATGGCAGGCGTTCATGTGGAAAACGCTGCTCATGCTAAGAACGATGGGCACTCCGTGTAACGTGTTTTGGCGCGTTCTGTAGAAAAGGTCTTGTCACTCTCTAGATCGCAAACGCCAACAACTGGGCTGGATCCGGACCAATGACGAAGTGAAGCGAGTTCTCCCACTGTGTTTGGTTGATCAGTGCAACTTCGGCCGGCAGTGCAATTCGCCTTCCAATTCCAGTTTGCGGACCCGATGATGGTGTAGCCTGTATCGCGGTCCGTTGCCCAAGCGGCAATCCAAAACCATGCAAAAGATCTGCCTGGGGAAGCGGCGTATCCCCAAGAATGAACGCCTCACCCTGCGGGGCATCCA